ACGTCATTACTGACAACTTACGATCAACGCAGTTGGTCAGCTTTAACGGGGCACGTTTCTGCATAGTCGAATATTTTCTTCTACACTTATCCCCTTATCCTCAGGAGACCTTTCTGAACGTCGCACACTCCTCACGCTTCTATACGTGCAAATATGTGAGACTAAAGTCAACTTCATAGGAAAAAGCAAATTTAATAAATAAAAGGAACAAAAGTTCCCCACTCCCGACTTAACCACAAGATCGTGGTTCCGGCATCGGAAATGTGAAGCCCTGGTGAAACCGGATAAACCCAGGGTCTAAAGTTGGGAGTCTTAACCCGGATCGGTTGCGTTAAAATCGTACATAGGAGGTACGGAAACAAACAAACCGAGCGAGTAATCCTCACCTGCACCACGCAAGATCAGCGGGTGCGATGGCGTCGTAAAATTCTGAACAGTCCCAAAGAGCTTAGGCGCTGAACTGTTTTCTGTATAACTCGACACAACCGTTGACGACGCATTCGTTGTGAGGAGATCTGCTACTGCTGTGGCAAAGTACTTGTTGTAATATGGGAATTCCACTTCAGCCCCACCATTGACACTTGGCTTAAAGAAAGCCATTGTGGGGTTAGTGTTCACAAATTCAGCAAATGGTGACCAAAACATCAGGTCATTTGTCACACCACCTGCACCCATACCTCGCATATATAACATTTGCGCAGGTTGGGGGGTGGCAGAGGTATCAATGAACTTGAATCGTACGGAACCTCTGGCTATGGCATAACAAGACGAGATCAAAGTCAAAAGATCTGCTTTCGCATTGCCTTTGACTCTAGGTCCTGCCACGCCTGGACAATCAACAGGAAGCATGTAAGGATAAAAATGGAGTAATCTATCTGAGGCTGCTGGTGCAGGATCAGTCTGAAGCCTAAGTGGAGTAAATCTCTTTATTATTGATCGAAAAGAGAGAACCAATTCTCCAACACAAGCTCGTGCTGTAGCCGTACCAGTGGGTCCTTCAGAAATACCAAGATCGGTAGAAACTATCTCACACACATTCTTCCTTCCACTCTGTGGTTGATATTGGGCACAAACCTGGAGGGCTGTACCTGCAGCACCGGCCAACTCAAAGTCGTCACCAGCACAAGCTTCAATCAAGATCTTTATGGAACTAGACACCGTATTTGGCGCGGTCAATTCATTGAGAACATCAACGAACAAATAACCCGAAATAGTGTCTGATCCATTCGTAGCCTTATACTGCGAGAGTGTAGCAAACGGGAACACAAAAGTGAACTCATTGCCCTCTCTGACATCGAGAATCATACGATGCAAATAAACAGTATTGGTTAGATTAGGAACGGAAACCGAACCCATCTTACTATCATAAGGCATAAAGGAAACCATAAGTCTACCGGAATGAAACTCGGTTTTGACCAACTTGAACTTAAGTTTAATGGTTCCTCTCCACAGTTTGAAGAATGATGATGTGAATGCGATTGGTGTAAGATGCCAAATCGTATCAGTACCTTGAGTGGTAGAGGTGGCAAAGTTCTTTGGAGTCACCCCTTCACTGAGAAGGCGAACCCCAGTTGTGTCAGTTGTCTGCCACGTAAGGGTCTTGTACCACGCACTGATAGAGTTGATGTAACTCAAGCTCATCTCATCCAGATTTGAACCAGCAAATCCAGGGACATCCTCTAATTCATTTCTATCGGTGTAAGCCAATTTGATTGAGTTGTCCGCAACATCAGTGTTTGTAAATCTATGCATAACAGCTGACTGCATGAACTGAGCGTGTTCAGAGTTGTGAGGTCGACTCCAACCAAAAGCACTAACCACCTTTGCTGCTGTTTCAACAGCCCAAGTGACTGGACCAGCAACAGAAGCTAGCAATGGGATCGCAGATAATTGTCTACCAACTGTAGCAACGGTTGTGAGTCCTGATTCAATAGGACCCATATCTTGTGATCTTTGCTCTCTTTCTGAAGCATTCTTCCTTCTAACCTTAACCTTAACGCGAGCGTTGGATTGTGGGTTCATCGGAAGAGCCATCTCAACGTTACTCCAAGAAGCAAATATTGAGTAGGAAGCATAGTTTGTTCCCGCTGGCGCAACGAGAGGACTGTATGGAACTAGAATAACTTTACCGTTAGAGCCAACAGACCAAGTCGGATTGTTGGATAAGGAAAGGTAAGCCCACCCTTGTACATTGACATGGGGGATTTCCATTGAAGCCTCTGTGTCACAAGCAAGATCTATCTCAACATGAGGGAGCTGAGTCACTTGGCACAAGGTTGCAGAATGCATTCTTGTGAACAAGTCTGGGGACTGAGCTCCGCCGTCTGGGATCCAAGCAAGTATATATCTACCCTGCTGGAACCTAGTGGCATTGATCTGAATAGTTATACGGAGTGTGCCTCTAAAGGCTCCCAAACCGTCAACTTTATTTTTCCACAAAATATTGGACAAAAGTCCATGTGGAATCTTAACTGAATAAACCGGAGTTGTAAAAGTATCACTTGTGGACAAAAGTCCACTCGCAACCATCAACGGTTTAGCCAGGAAAGATGCAATATCTTGACCAGCACCAGTCTTCGCTGTCGCCAAGAACGCAGGATCAATGGGCGTATATGAATCTGGCGTCCCTACAACTACAGTGGATTCATTGGCACTATAAGTTGTACCGGAGGTCACTCCGGACTGCGAGTTGTCAGTCACAACTACACTAAGACGGTTTTCTGACCCTAAACCTGGGGTCTCCATATCGGTGACATGTGTATCGTTTGAGTTATTGTGGTCAGCAGCTCAGTTATAGTACAAAGGTTGAGCCAAACCAGTGCACTTCCCGCGGATTCCTGGATATACTCGGGTTTGCCGAGAGGCCATCCTGGAAGTAAGGCTAAAAAGCCCAGCCTGTTCTTTCCCAAAGCGCCGAGAAGAAGATTGAGGGGCCGCGGAATTGGCTCTTCTCTCGTCGTAATCAGTGAAAAAGCGTGGAGAACCTTCATACCCAACTTCACGATCTAATACCTCTCGGATCAAGGTATTGAAGGTCGTTACTGGTGGGCGGGAAAGCTCAGAGTGTTTATCTACTGCACTCAAGATCTTTCCCTTCCATGTCTCGAAGGTCTCCTGTCCATGGAGAGTCAGTTCATGAAGGACTGTACTGACATTCGCTTCAGTGTCTCCAATAGAATTGGCGCCATCTTTATTCCAATTGAGAATATCAAGAATGGCATCCAAATCCAAAGGAGCCAGATATCTAGAATGACTCCGATCATAACGAAATCTTCTTTTCAAGAACGTGACCTGGTCTATTCTTCTCAAAGTAGTACCAAAGCAGGTCAACTCCTTATCTTCTGGAGTATACACTTCACCATATTTCTTCATGCACTCACTAAGATTACCCTCCGTGAAAACACTTGCATATTGCAATACAACGCTGAAAACATTGTCATCGCCCAAAACGACCAAATAGGCCGCTTTGTTGAAGCTGTGTGCATCCTTTGATACTGGATTGATGAGATCTATCCAGCTCAAACGAAAAAGAATATGGTTGTACATACAGTTGACCAAAGCAGTCAAAGGATGTCCAGATGGCATCGAAGAGGGCCAAGAAACTAACAAACCATCTACAAGATGTTTTGAATTAACTAATTCATACCACAAAATATGTCGAACATTTGTGGCTTTCTGGTCCTCATAACCATACCAATCCTGGATTATCTTCAAAATCTCCCACATGATCGCGGGTTTGTGCTTTTGATCAAACCCCTGGTAATCTCCCGCACCAACATTGTGAAGCCCCTTTCCAAACTTCTCAACATTGCGAGCGATGAGATTCCAATCAGAACTGTATTCATTCACTCCAATCGCAATTCCATTGGTTATTCTGTTCAAAATAATCCATTTTTGGAAAGCGCCAAAGTACTGGCGGGAAACAATCAATAAAGGAGTGGGCGAACCAGAAAACATTCTTGTTTTTCCGGCTTGAACCTTCGCTTTTGACCTTCTCTCATCCTTAAGTGCATCCGTAAAGATGTGGGTCATCCTTATGCCTTTTTCAGCATTCATAATGACTTCATCGCACTCTTTACGCAATTGATCGCACTCAGGATTCGAGAGATCATAATCATCACCCATCCCAAAGAAACGAGCTTTTGAAGTGATTCCAGACATAACATTGTAAGGATATCCAGCGGATTTTGTCCTAGGAACAGAACCGAATTCTGAACCAGGACCATCACCAAGAACACCTTCCTCAAACGTGAAGACGCGTTTTTCTACGCTCTTCACACTAACATTCCCAAGCATATCTGCTAGAGAGTCTCGCGCACTGCATAAACTATCATAGTCAAAATACACTTCAGGCGTGCAATATGAGGATACTGCTATGTCAAGAGGGTCGATCCGCACACCTTCTGGATTAGTAAATGGCATCAAGCGGGCGGGAGCCTTTTTGACTTCACAAACCTCTCCATAGAGTACAGATCTAGCAATTTTCGAACGACCCATCCTACCAGGTGTCTTACATTGAGCTTGACCAAGAACTACCATATTTGGAATATCCTTCTCTGGTGGCACCAGAGGGATATCCAATTGATCTACTTCCTTGTAGGAATCTCCAGATTCAGCTAACATCTGCATAATGAACTCATAAGTAAGAATCGTGCTTATGCCGACCTCCTTTTGAGCAAAGCCGGCTATATGCATACCAATAATGACAGAATGTTTAGTTTTGTCATCAACATGCAATATACCACCACAGTCACCTGCGCTAGTACGTGCATTATACACATATGTATTCTCGACACGGTATTCTTCAAACTCGTCATCAGAGATGACAGCTGGGACATTAGATCTCCTAATGGTCACGCTATGATACTCAACCGTATCAGGTGCACTTGGGACAACCAAAACACCATTGACAGTAGAGTACAAATCGTGCTGCTTTTGGGAAGCAAAGAATTTCGTAATGTCACGAACGGGCTGAAACCTGAGAGGCATAACAAGAGTTATCATGTCTCTCTTTTCTCCAAAATCAGTAGCATGAGCTCCACCAAGGAACTCATCCACTGTCATTTCGAAAAACTTGTGGCTGTAGCCGGGACGCTCAAAGTAGATTTTATCATTCCACTTCACCTCACCATGATCTTTCTTTGAATCAACCAGATCAACAAAGTGATACGGCAGCAACATCGTTCTACCACGCAAGCCCAAAATTGAACCAATGCAGTAGTGTTTCGTTCTAGGCACTCTTTCATCGAGTGGAACTGGAATATACATGAGGAAGGTGTTGCTCTTCATGATCATTTTCATAACGGACGTGAGGTTCTCATTCGTCCGAACAATTGAGTGAGGAGACGCCTTTTGCTGCTTCATTTTCCTTCCAAAGCGACCTCGTTGTACACGGTTGGATCGCTCATCTGAATTAGGTTCAGCAGTTAAGTCATCAGCTGGGAAGAAATTCTTCACGAGAGCTTGAATACCAATGATGGCAAATCTCAAACTAGTAAAACCAACGATATACTTGAAGAATCTAACAATCACAGGGTTTGTATAGAACTGGTGTTTAACGACTGAGGTCGAAACACCCAAACCAGGTATGGACACGAGGTATGCCATACATGACTTGTAAACACTCATGATCTTTTCTTCAATCGGCGAAGGTTTACTCTCTTCTCTTTGCAAAACCGAAGTGATAATTTCGTCATCCACTCGGTAACGCGAACCTCGAGGGGTTTTGAGATAATACTCAAGAGCGCTTTGCAAATAGGGATCTGGATCTTTTCCAACGTCCCACGATCCATCATATGTCTTCATGACTGCCTCATAGGCATCATCAGCGAAGACTATAGAATCATTTCCCAAGTAGTGTTTACTACTTAAAACAAAAAGCTTGGATAAAAGAACGACACTTTCGTAGAAGCTCTTGTCCTTACCTTTAAGTAAACTGAGATCACCAAATGTCTCTGGGGATGGAACAATAAAAGAGAAGGGTCCACTAACGAGAGGGTGCCTCTTTTCATTGTAAGGAAAATCTTCATCATCCATCACGCGTGCTGCACCTTTACCTTTTCCGGATTCAGGGCGATACACGTAATTTGTTGATTCTCCAGTTCTCTCCGCCAACTCGAGGGACACTCTCGCGAGCTCATTGTTGCATAAATCAATATATGCACTAAGAAAACTCATACGCTCTTGTGCATTTCTATCATGGCACCAAGTGAACTGATCAGGATCCGTCCAATCGTCAACAAAACGATTCAGATACTCGTCAGCGACGTGTTCGATCCAAGCCATGACAGAATAGACAAATCGTGGATGTAAGAAGAAACAATCTCGGGCAATATATACACACCTCATCAAAAGTAGGTAAGCATACCCGTTTTCAAGCTTCATACCTCGCAACATTGTCAGAATTTCTTCTGCATCATCGCCAAATACAAAGTGTCTCCACCAAACAAGTTCTTCGTCACCAATGAGGAGAGAACCTCTAGTCCACTCAGGCATAGGCATTGGCACAGGTACATTTCCATATACATGGAGGCGTCGACCTGTGCTTGGAGAAGTGAAAGAACGCCCACTCTCTGGTCTAGCGATATCATCAAGCTCGATACCATCAAACACGCCAGACTTATCATACATCTCTTCATCTGGACCCAAACGATAATCATTAAGGGTCTTCTCTAACTGAGACATATAGATAGAGTGGTGCTGCTTCTTTGTGTTGTATGAATCAATGAGGTCGGCCACAACTTCAGGGAACAGTAATGTTAAGCCACTTGACTCAAATGACGGAGTTGACGTCGCTCTGCCCTCTAATCTCTGTTCATGAAATTCAAGCATCCCAACTTCAATACGACTTTGTCCAATCCATTCTTTTGGGACTGGTTTGCCTTCTTCTAGCATATCACCCTCCTTGTACAAGGGTAACTTCGACCAGTCGAACCTTCTGGACCAAATCGGAGCAGCTGGGTCAACACAATATTCCAATTTTGGAGAAACGTCGTAGCATAAATCAATGCGACGCATAAAAGCACCAATATCATTGATACTCTCCAATTTGATCTCCTTGGAATTTGTAGTAGCCATAATAAACTTTGATCTAAAATTTGTTGTACCTTTAGATTCAATGGCTGCACAATGGAGCTGGGCCTCAAAGACGTTTGCACATCTAATAAGGTTCATTGCTTCATTGTCAGGTTCACCAACAACATCTCGAGCCTGCAAGATGTCATCAAAAAACACTACGTTGTGTTGTTGGGAATAACCATCCCAATACTTGTTTTCAAACTGCCTGTTATAAATGCCAGTACCGGGTTGTTCCTTGTAAAGGGCATACTCGGTATCCGTCATAGTAATAGCATTAACTGCATGGGCCAAATGCTGTAAACAGGCTGACTTGTAAACACCTGGGGGACCCCGTAGCAAGATTGTTACGGGTTCCTGTCTAATTCCAGAAAATCTGAAATTTGACGCCATTATAGCTTTACGGATTCTTTTGAGCTCCGTATTGAGACCTGTGATTTGCAATCTCAGGCCAGCATATGATGGAAGGGAGGGAACCTTCAAATTGATCGTTTCTCCCAACTCTATAGCCTCATTGACTCGATCAACAGACGAGTTGAGATTGTATAGAGTCTTCTTTTCATACATATCAATGATCTCTTTAGCCTCTTTGACAAAGGCATCAATGAAACCATGACCGGATGATAAGAAGAAAGGGCGTCCAGTAATCCAAGAATCTATCCCTTCATAAATGAAGGAAACAACCTTGGTCATCCCAGACATGATCGACTGGAATGAAGCATTAGCACGACCTAAATCGGACATAATGCGAACGAACTTCTTCGGGGAAAACAAATCCTTGCCATGATCGTAACAGACATACATATTCACTAATGAACACAACATGTCTGAAACTTCGGCATTGAAGGATTCTGGTTGAATTGCTGATTCTTTCTTGAACCAATTGGAAAATTTGGAAGATTCCAAAAAGGCCTTCAACGAAACCCGAGTAACCACCAAGGCGGCTACTGTAACCGAAACGCAAATCTTCTCGTTTCTGGTCTTGGGTTGTATCACACAAACGACTGTGATAACCAAAATGAGCATCATGAAATCACTAAAGTGTGCAGAGACCGAGGCCAATGTGTCACCATCGATCTTGTGGTCCATACGAACACCTTCGGATTTCAATGTCTCAATGTTGTCATTGAATCTTTTCAATTCAGGGATAACGTCAGAGCTAATATCAGCTCTGAATGCTTCCGCAGTATCAGCAACAGAATTGAGAGAAGAAAAACTCTTCATCAAAGTGTGAAAGACTTGTGGTTGTGCGTGTTCCCGTAGCAATGTTAGCGGAACATACGACTCAGACTCAAGCTCGGAAATAGCAATTTGAACTTGAGAAGTCTTCGCACTTTGAGGTTCAAACAGAATGTTATTGTAACGCTCCTGTTTCTTATCTCTTTTCTTTGCGATAATTTGATCACGTATACGAGTACGTGAATTGACGGCCGGCTCTTTTCGAGCAAGAGAATTCGGTTTTGGTGATGACTTCCTTTTAGGATAGTCATCAATGATAATTCGCTGCGGTGAGATAGACATTTTGTAATTGTTTGTTGTTGTAAAATGTGTAAAGTTTGTATCGCGGCAAATCGTTAACTCTCGTGGGTCGGTGTATTCGTATGTGATGTGGTGGGTGGATTTAACCCATTCCTGGGAGACAAAACCCTTGCCTAAAGGGAGGACACCTGCCCTCTGAGGAGACAAAACCCTTGCCTAAGGGGAGGACAGCCCGCCCTCTGGGGGTTATTACCCATTCCTGGGAGGATCGGCCTGATCCCAAGGGGGGACACAACCGGCCCCCTGCGGCCCTCCATTCGCGCGGAAGTACGCAGTGTTAACGACGACTAATCGGTCTAAGACCACCAGTTAGTGACACACGTTACTGTATCCTATCCGAGGATGGTATGTAAAGACATAAATATGTTTTTACCTCGTATTAATAGCTGAAACTACTAATAGCCCCTGATGGGGATTCTTATACAGGTAGGCACCTGTCCCGATGGACTCTACGGAATTGTTAAAAAGAAATCTCAACAACGAAAATAGGGTTCGGGCAAATTGTCAGGTACTTAGTGAACATACACCCAGTGAACAAATCACAGAGATGTACAAATAAATCTCGTGCGAATTCGTAACTGAAAGAATACG